CCGTAATGGTAAGGCATAAGCAAAAAGTCTCTTAATATATTCTAAACGCAGTCTGCCCTAATGTCTCAGGTTTCGCCAAGTTAAATTGTTGTAGACATAAATATCCAAAAGCATCAAACGCATGATCTACACCTAAATTCTTATTAGGTAAACCAGTATTAGGTGCATAGGTTAAAGTCCTAAGTGCTTTTATCAATTCTTTACAACGAGGATGTATCAATGTCCTCCTATCACCATTAGCATCAAACAAAGCAGTATTAACAGCAGTAATCTTATCTCTGATCTTCCACGGGCTTCTGGGACTCATAACAGTGAATCCGCTACGTCTAAGTATCGTATGATCCGTTACACCAACTCCACTCGTCTTTCTTGCACTTCCCGTAGGGTCTGGACAAGCAATAATTCTACGATCAACTCCATATCTCCTAGTAACCTCCTCTGCAAAATCCCATGTGGTAGCACCACCCGTTAACATAATCTCATCAAAAACATACAAAGTATCATTATGTTTTACAGCACAGATTCCTGCCATAGGGTCAACGTTAAAATCCAGCCCAATTAACAAAGGAAGCATGTGTAAATCCTGTACTTTCTTATCAATATTCTCATCCGCAAAACTAACAGCAACCAAACCAGTAAGATTTTCAAAACTTGCCTCAAATTCCTGTCTAAAAGTTCTCGCATCTAATTGACTTCTAGCAGCTTCAACCTCCTCCTTTACAACATTACCCCCCTCTATAGTTGTAAAACTCCATCTTCCCCAATCATCCCATTCCTTCTCTCCGCAATAACACCACATATCATAAAACCAACTCGCAGTTCCATCTGGTGTTGAAATAAACAGTG